TTATGAGTGCGATTAAAGACGGGCGTTTGCCGATCGTCCTTGATAAAGAACGGCACTTGCTGTTTTCGCTGAACGTCATTGATGAAATGCAAGACAAATTCGGAAGCTTTGACAGGCTGGACGAAGTGTTGAAGGGCAAGGACAGCATTAAAAATCTTCGCTGGCTTCTTACTTTGCTTATCAACGAGGGAGCGGACGACGACGAAGAGCCTTTGACCGAAAAGGCGGTAGGCCGCATGATCCACACGGGCAACTTCGGAGAGGTAAAAACCGCGATCTTCCGCGCGTTCGCAATCGGCAACAACGGAACGGAAGAGCCGCAGGCCGCCGAAGATGAAGACGACGAAGAGGACGCAGAAGACGGAAAAAACGTGCAGGTGGGCAAGGAAAAATAGACCTTGCCCGCCTGCTTTATATCGGCGTAACGCTCTTACGCTGGCCGGAATGCGACGTATGGCGCATGACACCGTACAAGATCATAACGCTTTTCCGCATTCACAAAGAATTCAATCCGGATCGCTTCAAGCCGGAGAAACAGAAAGCGGACATTGACGACGTGTTAGGGGGGTTATAAGTGGCAGGCAAAGAAGACCAGATTAAAACAGCAATCGCCGTCGAAGGCGAAAAAGAATACAAAGAAGCCTGCAAAGGCATAAATACTTCCCTACGCGAAATCGGTTCAGAAATGAAACTTGTTTCGGCTGAATTCGAGGGCAACGCAAAAAGCACCGAGGCGTTGACCGCGAAGCAGGAAGTATTGAAGAAACAGCTTACAGAGCAGGCCGCAAAGGTGAAGGCCGCCGAAGACGCTTTGCGAAAAATGAAGGAAGGTGCGCTTGATGAAACAAATCCCGCCGTCCAGAAAATGCAAACGAACCTTAACAACGCAAAGGCTGAAATGGTGAAGACCGAAAAACAGCTTAATAGCGTAACTTCGGAGCTGAAACAATCAAAAGTGAATTGGGAGGCCGTGGGCGACGTTGTAGGCAAGGCCGGAAAAGCCTTCGGGACAGCTCTTGCCGCGCTGGGAACGGCGGCGGTGGGCGCGGCTTCCGCGCTGGCGGGGCTTACGGTGTCGGCTTCTAATTACGCGGACGACATATTGACGACTTCGGCAAATACACACATTGCCGCCGACGACTTGCAAAAATATTCCTACGCGCTGAATTTCATTGACGGCGATTTGAACACGCTGACAAAGACCATGAAGAAGAATACGCAGATCATGGACGACGCGCGAAACGGGAACGCGGAGTATTCCGCGGCGTATGACAAGCTGGGCGTTTCTGTTACCGACGCGAACGGAGAGTTGCGCAACGGGCAAGATGTGTATTGGGAAGTCATTGACGCGCTGGGGCAAATCGAAAATGAAACCGAGCGGGACGCGCTGGCAATGACGCTTTTAGGAAAATCCGGCACGGAGCTAAACACGATCATTGACGCGGGTTCGGAAGCCTTCAAAGCCTACGGAGAAGAAGCGGAGGCAATGGGCGCAGTAATGAGCGACGAAGCGTTGAATTCGCTTGGGTTGTTCAACGATAAATTGCAAGTGCTAAAGGCGGGCATGGGCGGCTTGAAGAATTCGGCGGCCTTGATTGCCCTTCCCTTCCTTGACGTTATGGCGGGCGAAGGCATAGACATTTTGCGCGACTTCTCGAAGGGCATTCAAGAGGCCAACGGCGACGTTTCCAAAATGGGGGACGTGCTGGGCGACGCAATTTCAGACGTGTTAAACCTTGTCGTTGAGCATTTGCCCGAATTCGTTGACATGGGCGTTGAAATGGTAAAATCAATCATTTCGGGGATCGCAAGCAACGCGCCAACGCTGGCGACGGCGGCGGTGCAGATTGTGGAAACGCTGGTAGCGGGCATTGCTGAAATGTTGCCGCTTATCATCAACGGAGCGGTGCAAATCGTTGTCGGGCTGGCGCAAGGGCTGGGACAGTCTTTGCCGCGGCTGATCCCGCAAGTGGTACAGATGATAACGACGGTCGTTCAAACGCTGATCGACAATATACCGCTTCTTATCGAAGCGGCTTTGCAACTGATCGTCGGGCTGGCGCAAGGGCTGGTTAATGCAATCCCCGTGTTGGTGGCGGCGATCCCGCAGATCATCAACAGCGTTATAACGGCCATTCTGGGAAGCATACCGCTTATCATTCAAGCGGGCATTGACCTTTTGACCGCGCTTGTGCAGGCGTTACCGGAGATTATAACGGCCATTGTGGAGGCCATACCGCAGATTATCGACGGGATCATAACCGCCGTAATCGAAAGCATACCGCTTATTGTGCAAGCGGGAATTGATTTGCTGGTTGCGCTCATACAGGCGTTGCCGCAGATTATCACAACCATTGTCGCCGCACTTCCGCAGATCATAAGCGCGATTTGCGACGCGCTCATAGGGAACATAGATCAAATCATCATGGCGGGCGTGCAACTGTTTGTCGCGCTCATTCAGAATTTGCCCACGATCATAGTTGAAATCGTGAAGGCCGTTCCGCAGATCATTGAAGGCATTGTTTCGGCCTTCGGTTCGCTGGCCTACAAGATCGTTGAAATCGGCGGCAACATCATTTCCGGCATTTGGGAAGGTATCAGCAACGCCGCTTCGTGGTTGTGGGAAAAGGTAACGGGCTTCTTTGGCGGGATCGTGGACGGGATCAAGGGCTTTCTTGGCATTCATTCGCCTTCGACGGTGTTTGCGGATATTGGCGGCAACATGGCCGCGGGTGTCGGTGAAGGCTTCGGGGACGAAATGGGCGGCGTGGAAACGCAAATGCAGGGAGCTATGGGGAGCGCGGGCGCAATCACCGCAGAAGAGGCCGTGCGCGCCGTCAACGACGGGATCATAGCGAATATCGGAGCTTTGGACGCGGCGGTAACGGCCATTGTGGAACGCGTGGTAACGGGGCTTACGGCGCAATCGGCGCGGCTAAACCAGATCGGGCAGGACATGACGAAGTATATTGCTTCGGGCGTTGTGTCCGGCACGCCGAACGTAACGAACATCATTCCGCAGATCACGCAATCCATCATAACCGCATTCACCGCCCAGCAACCGAAATTCACAAACGCGGGCGTTGATATTGACAAGGCCATAGCGTCCGGAATGGTGCAGGCCATACCGGAAATCACCGCGAAAGTGCCGCAGATCATACAGCCGATCATAACCGCGTTGCGTAGCTTCATTTCGGAGTTCACCGCGGCGGGGGAAGATATGGTGCGGGGTATCTGGACGGGCTTTCAAAATATGTCAAGCTGGCTGGAAAGCAAAGTGCGTTCTATGATGCGTTCCATTGTGGCCGCCGTAGAAGCAGAAATGCAGATCGCTTCCCCGTCGAAGGTGTTTGCGGGGATCGGTGAATACATGGCCGAAGGGCTGGGCGTTGGCTTCGCCCGCGAAATGCAGGACGTTGAAAAGACGATCCGCAGGGCTACGGCCTCCACCGTTCCGGACGCGAAAAAGCCTTCTGGAAAGCTGAACCGGAGTGAAAGCGGCGGCGTGCAAGTGGTTCAAAACATCTACGCGAACGAAACGAGCTACGCCCAGCAACAGCGCGAAGCCGCAAAGCAATTCCGAATGATCGCGCGGGAGGTAATGGCATAATGGCAAGAAAAATCGAAAAATTGACGTACACGAATGAGCGTGGGGAAAGCATTGTCTTTTCCCACGCTTCTATTTACCACACGAACGAGGTTAGCGGCCTTTCCGACGTGCGCAACGCGATTTACAGCATAAACAGCATGGGACAGGACGGCGACACCTATTTAGGAAACCGCATAGAAAGCCGCGAAATTGAGATTGTGGGCAGTATTAGGGAGCGGGACAAAGACCACATGCGGGAATACCGCAGGAAAATGAACCGCGTTCTTAATCCGCAGTATGCGGCGACGCTGACATACGAATACGGCGACTTCAAGCGGGTTATTGATTGCAAGGTTGACAACGCGCCCGTATTCAGCCGCAAGGCGATCTTTCAAGACTTCACCGTGCAACTGCTTTGCTTAAATCCGTTCTGGCGCAAAGAAAGCAAGGCGCGGGACGATATAGCAACGTGGATCGGCGGGCTGGAATTCCCCGAAGAAATACCGCTTGAAGAGGGCTGGCAAATCGGCTTCCGGCAACCATCCCTTATCGTCAACGTATATAACGACGGCGACGTACAAGCGGGAATTCGCGTCGAGTTCCGCGCGCTGGGCGTGGTGAAAAATCCTTCCCTTCTCAACGTGGACACGCAAGAGTTCATCAAGCTAAATATCACAATGGAGGCGGGCGACACGTTGAGCGTTTCAACGGGCTACGGCGAAAAGGAAGTAACCTTGAAGCGCGGCGGGGCAACGTCTGACGCGTTCCGCTATTTGGACGTGGACAGCTCATATTTACAACTTTCGGTTGGTGACAACCTTTTCAGATATTCCGCGGAAGAAAACCTTGAAAATCTGGAAGTGTCCATTTACCACGATGATCTTTATTTGGGGGTGTGACGCATGGAGCTTTATATATACGACAGGGACATGACGTTGCACGGTGTCATTGATGAAATATCGTCGCTGATCTGGACGCGGAGGTATTGGGCGGCGGGCGAATTCAAATTGCTTGTGCCGTTCACCGCGCGGCACGTCGAGCTTCTGCAAAAGAACCGCCTTGTTTTGAAGCGCGGGGACACCGAGGCCGCCGAAATCCGCTATGTGAATATCAGCAAAAACACGCAGGGGCTTGAAGAAATCGAAGTGCAAGGCAAATTTATAACGCAATGGATCGGGAAGCGCATTGTGCGAAATCAGATCAGCGCAACGAGCGGGACGCAGGCCATTCTATACCGCATTGTGAATGAAACCGTTATTTCCCCTTCCGCGGCGGGGCGGGCGATCCCGAATGTGCTTCTTGATCCGCTGGACGCGGACACCGGAAGCGGAACGATTGACTATACTTCCGAGGCGTTCACAAACGCTTTGCTTGCCGTGGAAACCGCGGCGAAGGCGGCAAAGCTGGGCTTCCGTATGCGAACCGACGTGCGCGCGGGCAAGCACTATTTCAGCGTCTACGCTGGCCGCAACCTTACGGCAGATCAAGCGGACAATCCACCGTGCGTCTTTTCGCAAGAGTTCGACAACATAGCCGAACAGGAGTACACGAACAGCGTTGAAAATCTAAAAACAACCGCATACGTGGGCGGCGAAGAGGTTGAACCGCGCGTTGTGGCAGAGGTTGGCGGCGGCGCGTCCGGCCTTGACCGCGAAGAAGTGTTTGTAAATGCCACGGACATAACGAAGGTTTACAGGGACGCAAACGACAATGAAATAACGCGCACGGACGCGGAATTGCTGGCGTGCCTTATGGAGCGGGGCGCGTCGGAGCTGGAACAATACGCCGAAACGTTGAGCTTCGCAAGCAAGATTAACACGCACGCGAATTTGAAATACCGCGAAGATTACGATTTAGGCGATCGCGTGACGTGCGTAAATAAACGCTGGGGTATCAAGATCAATGTTCGGATCACGGAGGTAATGGAAACCTACCAACAGAACATTGAAGAAATTGATATTACCTTTGGCGAGAGTTTGCCCGCCCTGCTTACGCAGATACGGCAGATCACAAAGTAAAGGGGTGTAAACATGGAAAAATCAAGTTTCTTCAACAGCGTGTCCGGCGATCGCGTGTACCGCGCGGAGGAATGGGCAGAATACTTTGCTTCTTTCATTGGAAACGGCGTGTTCCCCGTCCCTTCGTCCGGCCTGCAAGTGGTGGCGGGTTCTGGAATGGCCGTCACCGTGAAGACGGGCAAAGCGTGGATCAATGGCTATTTCTATTACAACACGGGCGATCTTTCCGTAACGCTTCCAACAGCGGACGGCGTGTTGACGCGGATTGATCGAATTGTTGTGCGGTGGGATTTAACGGAGCGGCTAATTTCCGTTGTGGTGAAGTCTTCCACGCCTTCCGCTTCGCCCAGCGCGCCCAGCTTGCAGAGGGACGCGGACGCATACGAATTATGCCTTGCCGATATAGCGATAGGCGCGGGCGTTACGGCCATTTCGCAGGCGAACATAACGGATCGCCGCCTTGACGGTGCTTTGTGCGGCGTGGTGGCGGGCGTGGTGGATCAGATCGACACGGACGCGTTCAACGCCCAGCTTGAAGCATGGTTCACGGACTACAAGGCCGCAAGCGTGGAGGAATTCAACGATCTTGTGTCCTACATGCGTTCTTTGGAATTGCTGGGCGATCAGCAGTACGCCGCGCTTCAAGCCTACATGAACACCTTTAAGCAGAGCGCGGAAAACGACTTCAACGCGTGGTTTGCTTCCCTGCAAAACGTACTTGACGAAGACACGGCGGGGCATTTGCTCAATCTCATTCAGAACAACACCGCACGAATTGAGCTGATCGAAGCCGTGCTTTTCAACGACATTACGGCAAATCCGTTCCTTATCCTCTTTGATAACCTTGACGGGATCGTGTCAACGGGCGTTTGGAACGCCGCGTTGCAAAGGATCGAATGTTGACGCGGTGCGCTTGCACGGGCGCGGAATTATCGTGTGTCATTGGAAATATCTTCACGGAGCTTCGCCCGCCTTGCGACGTATGCGGCGCGGCGGCGGTGGTGATCCGCGGGATTACGCCCGGCGGCCACGAAGCAACGATAACCATTACCGCGGCGGGCTTCGATTTTGAAGGGTGCGCCGAAGATACCGCGCTTTTAGAGCGGATCAGAAAGGCAAGGTGCATTCATGCAGGGACAGGAGCGGGAACGTAAAGAACCGTCCGAATTCAACGTGATTGTGAAGGCGAAAGACCTTGTAAAGCATACCTTCACGATCACGAACAGCACGGAACGACACCCGAAGAAATACCGCTTTACGTTGGTAAACCGCATACAGGACAAAGCGGTTGATATTTACGAAGCGACGCTTGAAGCGAACGAATTAGATTTGCGGCAAGCGGACGAATTCAGACAACGGCAGAGGCTTCAAGCAAAGGCGTTGACATATTGCAAGGAGCTTCTATTTTTCATAGAGCTTTCGCAAGAAATGGGCTTCATTTCAATGAAAAGTTGCGAATATTGGTCGAAACTTACGCTTGAAGTGAAGTACATGGTTTCCGCGTGGAAAAAGCGGGATAAAACGAGAGCTTGAAAACCGTTCGGGGAATGCCTTGCTGGAAGGAGATTGAAGAGCATGTAAACAAAATCGGGCTTGCGCTGAACGAGAAAACGAACATATACCCGTTGAAGAACGGAATTGATTTTTTGGGCTTTCACACGTACATTTCGGAAACGGGCGCGGTGATCCGCAAGGTGCGCCGGAAATCGAAGAACAACGTGCGCCGCAAGTTGAAGAAAATGCGGGGCTTGTTGGAGGCGGGACGGATCACGCCGGAAACGGTGGAACAGTCATATAAAAGCTGGCGCGGCCACGCGTCGAAGGGAAATTGCCATCACCTTATCCGGAACATGGATCAATATTACAATCAACTATTCGGGCAGGCCGCCGCCGTTGCGCAGAAGCGCGGCGGCGGTTCTGCTTCACAAAAGGAGGAACGCAGATAATGGCTAAATCTTTAAGCACGCTGGCCGTTGGCGCAACGTTTGAAGTTCCCGTAAAAGCGGCGTATCAATCGCTTTTGGGCGCAACCGTCGTTTTCAAAATGGCCGACAAGAACCATTCGGGTTATCCGTCTAATTCGGTGACGCTCATTTGTGACAAAATCCCGATTGTGCTTGCTTTCGACGCGAAAGAGCCGAGCAACAGCAACGCAGATCGGAAAAACTACGGCAACAACCGCTATTCCTATGCGAACGTGCTTCAATGGCTGAACAGCAACGCCACGGCGGGGAATTGGTACAGCGCGAAGCATAGCGCGGATCAATCCCCTTCTTCCGCGTCTTACGTGTCAAACAATCCGTATTCAAGCAAGGCGGGTTTCCTTGCAATGCTTGATGATAATTTCGTTGCGGCATTGCTGAATACAACGGTGACGGTGGCAAAAAACACCGTCACGGACGGCGGGAGCTATGAAACCGTCACCGCAAAAATGCACCTTCCTTCTACTACGGAAGTAGGGCTTGCGAACGAAAACAGCATTGCAGAAGGCGCGAAGCTGGCGTTGTTCAGCGACAACACAAGCCGACTTGCTTACCCTACGGCGCAATGCGTGTCGAACAGCGACTATACAAACAGCAGTTTCAACGCTTCGGCGGCGTGGTATTACTGGCTTCGCACGCCGAATTCCGGCAATTCGTACTACGTGCGCAATGTCAATTCTTCGGGCGCGTTGGGCTACAGCCACGGCGTCGCGCACTACGGCTATGGGGGCGTGCGCCCGCTTTGTAATCTATCATCTTCTATCTTGGTATCTGACACCACGAATGCAAACGGCAACTACGAATTTCAATGGAACGAAGCCCCGTCCACGCCGTCCGGAATTTCCGTGCCGTCCAGTTGTTACAGCACGCAGAATATTTTGGTGTCGTGGGGAGCTTCCACCGATCCGGACGGCGACGAAATCACTTACGTTCTGGAACGGTCGTACAACAACGGAAGCTATGCGCAAGTGGCGGCAACCGCGGGGCGGTCGTTTACGGAAGTGGTGTCCACAAGCTGGAATACGGTTCGTTACCGCGTAAAGGCGCGTGACAGCTTCGGCAATGAAAGCGCGTATATTACTTCCAGCGAAGCGGCGGTGATCCACAATCAGCCGCCCGCCATTTCCGGACAGAACGCCGATCTTGGCACGAAGCGCGAAGGCTTTTCCCATGCGTACACCGTGACCGATCCGGACGGCGACGCGGTGACGGTGGTTGAAGCGGTGGATGGAAAGACCTTGCGGAGCTACACGCCTACGCTTGGACAGTCAAATAATTTGACGCTGGCAGGAAACGACTTCACCGCCCTTTCAAACGAGGCGCACACGATCACCATTACGGCGACGGACAGCGCGGGCAATTCGGCGGTTCGCACGCTGACTTTTACAAAGGCAATCAGCGGTTTTGTAATCTACCTTGAAACGCCGCTTGAAGCGGAGGCGCAGCCGAAGCGGGCGAACATTGTTGTAACGCGCGGCATTCCCGCGGGCGGCACGTTCAAGGTTGAGGCGACGAACAATCCGTTTGATCCTACGCCCGTTTGGGAGGATTGCACGAACGCGGTTGTGCAGGGCGTGGCGCACGTCTTCGAGAACACGGAAAACGCCGCGGTGCAATTCGGCTTGAACGCCCGCGTGACGGTGGAGCGCGGCGACGCTATTTCCGAATGCTGGGTGTCTTCGATTGGGGGTAATTTTGAATGAGCGTAACACATAGGCCGGACAGACCGGACAAAACGGAAGAGCTGACAAAGGAAGTTGAGAGCGTAAAGGCGGCGGGCGAAAGCACCGCCGCTTTGCTTTCCCTTTCCTTCAAAGCGCAGATCGTACAGGATCGCGCGGCGGGAACGAACGCAATTTCTGATGAAATGATCCTTGCTTCAACGGCGGTCGTTGAATACGACGACTTCAAGGACAACCACGCCTATAACACCGTGGGCGAAATCATCAAATCGGACGGGCTGTATTTTGAGATCGTCGCGCCGCACACGTCCAACGCCGCCGCTTATCCGGTAGCAACAACGTTCGCGTATTACCGCCTTGTGGAGCTGACGCACACGGGGACGCTTGATGATCCGATCCCATATCCGGAAACCGCGGGCGTGCTGGTAAACGTGAAGAACGGGTTGTATTACAGCTATAAAGGCGCGGTTTATCTGGCGAAGCTGGATATGCCGAATTGCGTATACCCGCCCGACACGGCGGGTATGTGGCAATGGGAACAAGTGTAAAGGCGGTGAAAGCATGGAACAGATTTTAACGGCAATTTCCGTCGTTAGTACAATTTGCGCAATCGTCTTCGGCTACGCCGCATTTTCCCGCAACCGAACAAAGGACACCGAAGACGAAGTGAAGCGGGACACAACGGTTTTGTCTGAAATCGGCTATATCAAAAGCGGCGTTGATGATATTAAGGCAGAACAGCGCGAACAGCGAAAGACAAATACCGAATTTGTGTCGCGGCTGACGGCGGTTGAAGCGTCCGCGGAGCAGGCGCACAAGCGTATTGACACGCTGGAAGGACACACAACGCGGGAATAACGAAGGGAGCGAAAGACAATGGCAGTTATGAAAGCAAGCGAATTCGTGAAGAAGCTGAAAGATGTTGCGCAGAATTACAAAACACTTTATGTCATGGGGTGCTTCGGCGCGCCGCTGAACGGATCGAACGTCACAAGGTATTGCACGAACCATAGCTACAACAAGGACGCAACGCGAACGGCCATGATTAAGGCCGCCGCAAATCAAAGCCCGCCCGTGTTCGGCTTCGATTGCGTTTGCCTTATCAAAGGCGTTCTTTGGGGCTGGAACGGCAACGCGTCGAAAACCTACGGCGGAGCGTCCTATGCCGTGAACGGCGTTCCGGACATTGGCGCAGATACCATGATTACAAAGTGTTCCGGCGTTACAACGGACTTTTCAAAAATCGAAGTAGGCGAGGCCGTTTGGTGTTCGGGGCATATCGGCGTTTACGTTGGGGACGGGCTGGCCGTCGAGTGTACGCCGCGTTGGGAAAATGACGTGCAGATCACCGCCGTTGCAAATATCGGCAAAAAGAGCGGGTACAACGCCCGCACGTGGACGAAGCACGGCAAACTTCCCTATATCGAATATGACGGCGCAACGGAGAGCGGGAGCGGCGGCAACGCTTCGGCTGGCGGCAATGAAACCGCGGCGGCGGGGCTGGCCGTGGGCGACGTTGTGACCTTCACGGGGACGAAGCATTATACTTCGGCCAACGCAACAAGCGGTAAAGCCTGCAAGGGAGGCACGGCAAAGATCACGCAGATTTACAAGGGCGGCAAACATCCTTACCACCTTGTCAAAGTGGCTGGCGGCGGTTCTACCGTTTACGGCTGGGTTGACACGGCAGACATTCAGCAGGCCGCGGGCGGCGGCACGATCAAGGCCGGAAGCACCGTGCGCGTGAACAAGGGCGCGAAGACCTATACGGGCGGCGGGCTGGCCGCTTTTGTATATAACCGAGATCATACTGTAAAGCAAGTTTCGGGAGATCGCGCCGTTATCACCTACGGCGGCGTGGTCGTGGCCGCCGTGAAGCTGGCCGATCTTACACTTGTAAAGGAGTAGCGGGGAGGCGGCGGCATGAAGCTATTTAGCAGGAAGAAGCGGCGCAGGAAGAAAACCGCAAAACTGAATGAACGCTTTGCAACGCGTGTTGTCGTGGTAATCGGGATCACAACGGCGATCTTCATTGCCGCGCAGTATGTTTCGTTCCTTATTACGGGGACGGAACAAACAACGCTGATTGAAAAGTATTTTGACGCGGTGGTGATCGAATGCGGCGCGCTCATGCTGAAACGGATTGCCGAAGTTATCACCGCGCGCGTAAAGAAAAAAGAGGGACTTAACACAACAGAAAACGAAAGCGAGGGTTTATAAAATGGTTGATATCACACCGATCATCAATGCAATTATCGCGCTGATCGCCGCGCTGGTGTCCGCGTTTCTGATCCCGTGGCTGAAAAGCAAGGTAGAGGCGGGCAAGCTGGCGCAATACAAAGAGTGGGTGACAATCGCGGTGAAGGCCGCAGAACAGATTTACACCGGAACAGGCCGCGGCGAAGAGAAGAAGAAATATGTTGTTGAGTTTTTGGAGGCAAAGGGCTTCAAGATCGACTTTAACAGCATTGACAACATGATCGAAGCCGCAGTATATGAAATTTCGCAGACCTTCGGCGGCGTAACGATTGGAGAGGCCGCAGAAACGGAGTAACACCGCCATTCAGCCGCGGGCGGTTTACTCCTTTACGCTGGCGGCTTTATGGAGCGGGCGGCCACGCGCCGCCCGCCTTTTGACGACAAAGCCCCGCTTCCGCTTCACCGCGGCGGCGGGGCTTTTACTTTATGAACGGAGGTAAAGAACATGAAGACTTTGGACAGCTTTATTAAATACCTTGAAGAGCAGGCGGCAAACCATTCTATTTATGTTTGGGGCGCGCAGGGGCAGGACAAGGACACCATTTCGGAAGAGTGGATCAAGGAGCGGGAAACAGACGACAAGAACGCCGCCCGCGCTATTGCCACGTGGAAGAAAGCGTGCGCGGACGGCTACGGCGACGTGTTGCGCGCCTTCGATTGTTCGGGGCTGGCAATGTACTATTTGCAGAACGTCGCGGGGATCGTATCTTCCGACATGTCCGCAAATTCCCTTATGGGGAAGTGCGAAACCATCAAGAAAACGGAAGTGCGCCGCGGGGATTGGGTTTTCAAAAAGTACACTTCCGGCGACAAGAAGGGGCAAGCCTATCATATCGGCTATGTGGTGGACGACGCTTTGAACGTCATTGAGGCAAAAGGGCGCGATCACGGCGTTGTCAAAGCCCCGCTTTCCGAAGGCAAATGGAACGCTTACGGCAGGCCGGAATACTACGCCGCGGAGATCAAGGCCGCGGGCGGCAACGATCCGGAGAAGAACACCAACGGCGGCGCGGCTGGCGGCTGGGAGGTTGCCCGCGTGCTGAAAGTGGCAAAGCCGCTTATGAAGGGCGACGACGTGAAAGCCCTGCAAGCCGCCCTTATCGCTAACAACTACCATTGCGGCGTAACGGGCATTGATGGCATATACGGGAAGAATACCGCATACGCCGTTCGGTGTTTCCAGTCTGCTAAAGGGCTGGTTGTGGACGGCAAGGCCGGACGCTACACCGTCGCCGCGCTGGGCGGCGCGTGGAAGGGATAACCGCCGAGCGGGTTTAATGGAATACAGAGAGAAGCCCCCGCGCTGGCCTTATGGCTGGCACGGGGGCTTTTTGTCGTTTATGGGGGTTACTGCTTCCGGAAGCGCAAGATTATTTCCGCGCCATAATTCCGGCCTTCCCCGCCGCCGTACACGTCAATGTTCGTGATACCGTCGAGGCGGGAAAAGTTGTCGGCCACGAATTGCGAGTGTTCGGCGGGTATGCTTCCGATTTGTTCACCGTTGACGAAGACACCGAAGGCGGGCTTGCCTTCCCATTCGCCACGCTCTACCGTCAATTCCATGTCGCCCTTGTCGTAGGGTTCTTCCTTCCAGTAAATTCTACGAAGGATCGTTTGCCGCGAACGCCGCCCGTTTTTGAATGTCACGCCCGCAACCTTCGTCCGGAGGAAATCAAAGCCTTCTTGCGAATAGTGCGCGGGCTTGCCTTCCCCCGCCTTCGGAGGCGCGGAGCTGGCCGCGCTGGTAGCCGCCGCGGGCGGCGCGGCTTCCTGCTTCGGAGCGGGCGCGGCGTTCTTCTTCCGAAGGCCGATAAAAAATAGAACGGCGGCGATCACTACGCCGCACGCCCCCGCCGCCGCGTTTCCTTGTGTGAATAGCGGCACGGAGGAAACAAGAAACAGCGCGCCGACGATCCAAAGGATCAATGTTGCTTTCTTCATAGTTTGAATAGCCCCTTTCGTATAATGGTGTTGGCAACAAGGGCAGAATACTTTTTTGCGTTCTGACCTTTAACACAATTATAGCCGTGATTTGCGCTAAAGTAAAGAAAATTGCTGATGATTAACACACGGCGGGGCGGCGGTGATATGATTGAAGATATACGACTACCACGGGAAGAAGAACGTATGCGGCGATCGCGTGCGGGACGCGCGGCAAAAACAACGGCTTACGCAAGAGGATTTAGCCGCGAAGCTACAAATTGCAGGCGTGATAATGGAGCGGGACAGCGTTTCAAGAATTGAGATCGGAACGCGCTTCGTGACGGATTATGAATTGATGGTGCTTTCTAAAGTGCTGGACGTATCCATGCAATGGCTTGTAGGCATAGACGAATGAAGGCGGCGGGAATTTCCCCGCCGCCTTTTATTTTTTTGAAATTTTTTTGTGTAGCCTATTGACTTTATACGACAAATGACGTATAATAAGAATACAGGCAAGGGGAAGCCGAGTAACAAAGAAAGGAGAAAAAACCACGGGAAAGGGGGTGCAAGGGTGAATGAAGAGCAGATAAAAGAACTGCTTGAACTTCTGAAAAAGGCTTTAGAAAGTGAAACGGTGGAGCGTATCACGATCAGCATTAAGCCTAAACAGAAGCCCAAACAGCCCTAACGAATTCGGCGGCGGGTTTCCCCGCCCGTCGCCCTTATTATAACCGATAAAACGCGAAAATGTCAAGGAGGGCTTGCGCATGGAGATCAGCGTTAAAATATCATACAGGAACGAGAAGTTGCAGGCCGCACGGCAGAAGGCGGGCATGTCGCAATCCCAGCTTGCGAACGCGGCGGGAATTTCCGTGCGCGTCCTACAAGACTACGAACGCGGCGCGCGCGACGTGTGCGGGGCAAAGCTGGCAACGTTGCTAAAACTATGTAACGCCCTTCATTGCGGCTTGCGGGATATTCTGGCCGATCCGGAAACGCTGGATTTGCTGGCCGCATACGAAGAGAGGAACAAATAACAGCAGGCGCAGGGGGCGGGAAACCGCCCCCGATTTTTTGCTTTCGGGAGGAATTACCATGCACAAACACTTGACTTGGACTGACCGCCTTAAAATCGAAAAGGGATTGAAGGAAGGGTTGAAGCCGCTGGCAATCGCCGCGCGCCTTCACGTCCATAACACGACGATATATAGAGAAATCAAGCGCGGCACATATACGCATTTGAATTCCGATCTTACCACCGAAGAAAGATATTCGCCGGAGATTGCCGAACAAAGGTATAGGGACAATCTGGCGGCAAAAGGCGGTTCGCTGAAAATCGGCAATGACAGGGAGTTAGCCGAATTCATTGAAAGAAAGATCGTTGAAGAAGGATATTCCCCCGCCGCCGTCGTCGGAGAGATAAAGAAAAGCGGGCTTTCCTTCCGGACGGAGATATGCGAAAAGACGATTTACAACTACATAGACAAGGGCGTGTTCCTTCGGCTGACAAGAAAAGACCTTCCGGAGCGGGGGAAGCGCAAGCGGAAGTATGACAAAGTGGAGCGCAAGAAGGCCGCCCGCGCGCCGAAGGGCGAAAGCATAGAGGAACGCCCGAAGGAAATAAACGAGCGGGCAACCTTCGGCCATTGGGAAGGCGATTGCGTATGCGGGAAGAAACGAACGAAAGAAGCCTTGTTCGTGCTTTCGGAGCGGCTGACGCGGCAGGAAATCATAATCAAAATGCCCGATCAGACCGCCGCAAGCGTCGTCCGCGCCCTTGACAAGCTGGAACGCCGATACGGGAAGCGGTTTGCAAAGGTGTTCAAAAGCATAACGTTTGACAATGGATCGGAATTCGCGGATTGTGAGGGCATGGAACGTTCAGTATTGAAGGCTGGACAGAAGCGCACGCGGATTTATTATTGCCATCCATACAGCGCATACGAACGCGGGACGAATGAAAACATAAACAAAATGATACGGCGGTTCTTGCCGAAAGGGACTGACTTTCGGAAGATCACCGCCGCATACATTCGCCGCGTGGAAAACTGGATCAACAATTACCCGCGTGAAATCTTGGGCTTCCAGAGTGCCGCAGACCTATTCGGAAAGCACCTTGCGGCGGTCGCTTGAAGGCCAAAAACACGCGCTACAAAAAAATTTTAGTTTTTTCTGCTTTTACTCTTGACTTTTGCGAATGGGCGGCGTAATATTAAAAGCAGAGAAAACAAGACTGTTTTCTACTGCTTATTTTTTTATTCGACAACGGGCGAAAGGAGGCTTGAAAGATGGACGGATATTCGTATTTGACGTTCGATCAGCGTCGAGAAATCGAAGCAATGTACGGCGCGGGCGTTAGAGTGGTGGACATTGCCGCAAAGACCGAAAGAAGCGTTGCCGCAATCTATGAAGAGTTGAAGCGCGGGCGCACGGGAGAGCTTGACGCGAACAAGCGTCCGAAATATAGTGCCGAGTTTGCGCAGACGATCGCACAAGAAAATATCAGACGCAGAGGCCGTCGCATGGCGGCGAACGGCAACGGTTGAGAGGAAACGGAGGTTTTGACAATGACAAATTTTGAAAAGCTGACGGCGACAAAACCGGAGCTTGCCCGCTTCCTTCGATCGTTGCCGATTTTAGAAGCACCGTGGGACACGGAATTTCAAAAAAGGTATTGCAACAAATGTCCTTTGCCGGATTGCGACTATTGCCCGCACGAAGAGAAGCGGAACGATCCGGATTGGTGGCTTGGCTTGAAAGCTGAATAACAGCGAAAGGAGCTATTCAAACATGGCTATTCCTTTAGAGTATATCCGGACAGATCGGAACGGAACGGAAATTTATCACGACTGGAATTGCCCGCGGTGCGGAGGCGCGGGGCAAAGCGATAATTGGTGGAGGACGGGAAAAACGTGCTATGAATGCGGAGGCACGGGAAGACGTATCAAGCCCGCTATTGTGAAGAAGTACACGCCGGAACATGAAGCGGTGCTTGCGGAGAAGGCGCACAAACGGTTCTTAAAGCGGCAAGCGGAGGAAAACGCCGCATTTTTCCGGAAGAATGGCTTTGCAGAGGACGGCACGGGCTATGTGTTTACGGGCGACACCTACGATATAAAGGACGAATTGAAAGCCGCGGGCGCACGCTGGAACAATTTTCTTCATTGGATCGCGCCGCAACCGATCGGAAGTTACCCTTGTTTGAAAGTGGACGCACGGGAGGTTTCCGAATTCGGGGAGGTTTACCACCTTGTTTATGAAAAGTGCATTGCGTTCTGTGAAGCGCACGGAATTTTCGGATATGGAACGGAGGAACGAACATGAAAAACGGAATTCCACGGCTGACGCTAAAAACGGCGCGGGAGCTGGTGCGGCGGGAAATGGGCATTTCGCCCGCTTCCCTTCGGCGGGTGGACTTATGTTCGCCCGAAGCGTGCCTTTACGAAATGACGGCGGGGCGATTTGACGTAAAGGTTATGAACGGTTGGAGCGACGGAAGCCGGAATTTCATTCTTCAAATTTCGTCATGTTCGGGGCCGTCTATTCATCTGTTCTACGATCCGAAGACGCTTGAAGAAGATTTTGTTGCGCTGGGAGAGTATGAACGGGAGATAAAAAAAGAACGTTGCGAGGATTGCGCGCTTGCGCAGGCCGCGCGGGAGGCGAGGCCATGAGCCGAAGACCGAGGCGGCGCGCCCGCCTTTCCCTTCCCTTCGCGTTGCTGGCGGTGGCGATTGTGGGCGTTATCTTCACGTCGGCGGCCATGTCCAACGCCCAGCAGGACGCAGAGCGCAACACGGAGCTTCCGGAAGTCACCGCGCCCGCGGCAACGCCTACGCCGTCCCATTCGCAGGCGGCGGCCACGCCGACACCGACACCAACGCAGACACCGGAGGCCACGCCCGCGCCGTACATACCGGACGAAGCGGACGTTGAAATGCTGGCGCGGGTGCTTTGGGGAGAGGCGCGGGGCGTTCCTTCGGATATGGAAAAAGCGGCGGTTGTGTGGTGCGTTCTGAACCGCGTTGACGCGGAGGGCTGGCCGGACACGGTGGCCGAAGTGATAACGCAACCAAATCAATTCGCGGGGTATTCGCCGGATTATCCGGCCACGGAAGAGCTAAAGGCGATCGCCGCGGACGTTATGACACGCTGGGAGCGGGAGCGGCGGGAAGGCGGCGACGTTGGCCGCGTCCTTCCGGATGAATACTTCTTTTTCACGGGCGACGGTGAACACAACCATTTTCGCACGGAGTACAGCGGCGGCACGTTTTGGGATTGGACGCTTGAAAATCCATACGGCAGTTGACGAAAGGAGCTATTCAAACATGGCAAAACAGGACAAGCAGAGCGGCGACGGCTGGCAGTTTCCGAAGGCACTTGAAATTGTCAAATGCAAGGAGGGCAACAAGGAGTTTATGAAGGAGCGGCCGGCGCGTCGCCCCTTTGGGAATACGGTTCTTGTGTGCGAATACCCGCTTGACCGGATCACGGAGGCAGAGCCGGACGGGAAATTGAAAACGTGGAGGCTGGCAAAGCGCGCCGCCCGCGACTTCTTGCGGGTGTCTTACATGCCTTCGGCCATTGTGACGGCAACAAAGACAGACAAGCCCGTAACCGTCATTCGGGTATACGGCAAATATTGAGGGAGGCGGCGGCCATGTCGAACAAAACAGAGCTTTTACAGAAGATTAAAGCCCTTGCGGATCGTGGCGTTGAAGGCGAACGCGAAAGCGCGCAAGCCATTCTATCCCGCCTTATGGAACAATACGGGATCAGCGAAGCGGAGCTTGAAGAGGATCGCCGCGAAACGGCATGGTTCGCTTATAGTCAAGAAATAGAACGCCGATTGCTGGCGCAAATAATTTACATGGTTACGGGGGCTTCGTCCTATGGGTGCGTGGGAACGTACACCGGACGCAAGCGAAAGAAGCTGGGCGCGGAATGCACCGCCGCGGAGCGAATGGAGATCGAAGCAAATTATGAATTCTTCAAAGCGGCAATGAGTGAAGAGCTTGAAATTTTCTTTTCGGCCTTCGCTTACAAAAACAACCTTTTCCCGCCCGAAGAAAAATGCCCGAAGAAGAAAATAGAAGAGCTGACCGAAGAGGAACGCGCCCACGTTATGAAGGCTGGCTTAATGATGGAGGGCATGGAGCGGCACACGCTACGCAAGGCGATCACCGCGGGCGACACCGCATAATTCAAAGGAGGAATTCACGTGAAAGGAGCTATTCAACAGGACACAACGCGCCGCCCAGCGTTGCAACGCACGTCCAACGCACGGCAACGCCCGCGTGCGTTCGCAGTTGCCGCGAACGCCGCAAAGTATGTGTTGCTGACCGTAGCGGGCATTGCCCTATTCGAGCGGGCGCGCCCTTTCGCCTTCGAGCAACGCGGCTATGAGGCGATCGGCGGCGAAGTCTTCTTGCTGGCATTGCCGCTGGTATGGTTCGGCATTGAAAGTATGATCCGCGACATGGTGACTATGGCGCGGGAGCTTTGGAGGGGAGGCGGCCACGAATGAAGATCGGGAAGGCGTGTGCAATCTTTATGCAGATCGACAGCGACAAATACACCGTTGAGGAAAAAGGAACGGCGATCTATGAGGTTTTGCAAATGCCAACGCACAACGGGATTACAAAAGGCAATATGCTTTCCGTTATAAACTTCCTGCTTCGGCTGGCTTTCGACGTTCCGGAGAAGCCCGCGAAGGTATGCGCGGGCGGGTGCGTCCGGAGTTACGCCGATCCGTCAAAGCATTGCGACGGGTGCGAATTCGGGAAGGAGGCGGGAGAAGATAATTAAGACGCACGTTGCTTCACGGTTTGAATTGCGATCGCTGGACGGTATACGGGACGCTTCCGACGTGATTTTGCAGGCCGAACAGACCGGAAGCACCTTCACCGGATCGAACAAAGCCGTTTACCTTTGCGAAGTGGTGCGATCTTGCGATTACAGCAGAACAACCACCGCGGACAAGCTGGCCGCGGAGATCGAGCGGGTGAACGCTGACAACCGCGCATTGCGGAAGAAGGTTGAACGGCTTGAAAAAGCCTTGCAGAAAGAGAGGGCGAAGAATGAATAGCGCATTGTTGAGTTCTAAAAAATTAGATTGGTGTACGCCGCAAGACTTCTTCGACGCGCTCAATGAAGAATTCTGCTTCAAGCTGGACGCGGCGGCCACGGACAAAACCGCGAAATGCCCGCTTTACTTCACGCCGGAAACGGACGGGCTTAAATCCTCTTGGAAGGTTGCGGGGGGGGTACGGTGTTTTGCAATCCCCCGTATGGGCGCGAAATTGGCAAGTGGGTTCAAAAGGCATACGAAGAGGCGCAGGGAGGAACGCCGATCGTGCTTCTTATTCCGGCGCGGACGGATACAAGTTATTTCCACGATTACATATACGGAAAAGCGGAAATCCGATTTATCCGCGGGCGGCTTCGCTTCACGGACGACGACGGGAACGCCGCCGATCCCGCGCCCTTCCCTTCTATGCTGGTGATATATAACGGGACGGATCGGCGTTCATAGGTGAAAGGAGTACAAAGGCATGAAATACAGGGTTTGCGATCGGTGCGGGTGTCATATTGACTACGGCGAAACATGCGATTGCGAGAAGGAGCGGGACGCGGAAACCGAAGAGGCCGCCGCGGGCGGCAAGGAGGAAGAACCGCGTGCAAAAGCTGGTTGACGGCGATCCGCGTTGCCCGCATTGCGCACACGCCGCATATTGTGGCGGCCACGCTGGGGACTATTGCCCGAATTTTCAAAATCGGAAGCAGGCGGCGCGGATCGCTGAACGCATGGAGCGGGAACGCTGGGCGCGTTACCGAGAAAACGAAGGGAGAACAAAGTAATATGGTAGACAAGTACGAAAAGGTGCGTCAAGAGTATCTTAATATATGCGAAGGACACAACGGTGAACCGTGCGACGGCGATCCGTCCGTAGGGATTTTCCCTTGCCCGTTCTATGGGTACGATCGCGGTTGCTTGTTAGAGGGCGAAGAATATAAAACCGCGCCGTTTGGTTTCAATCGCCTTGCAAAAGAGGTTCACGAAAACGCCGTTGCGCATGGCTGGTGGGAAGAGGAACGCGGATTGCCGGAAGTGCTTATGCTTTGCGTTTCGGAGCTTGCGGAGGCATTGGAGGAATACCGCAACGGGCGGCCAACGCTCTATTATCCCTGCAACGCTGGCGGCGTGTGTTGCGAAGAAGACGGAAGCGCACATTGCGGAAGCCGCCCGTACAATCCAAACAATCCAGAAGCCCCGTGTTCCGCGCAGAGCAAGAAACCGGAAGGCGTAGCGGTTGAATTGGCTGATTGCGTGATCCGCATTCTGGACTATTGCGGACACGCGGGGATTGATCTTGAAGAGGCGATCCGAATTAAGCACGAATACAACAAATCCCGCCCTTATCGCCCCGGCGGGAAGAAGTGTTAAGTGGGCAGGCCGCCGCCGTGAAGCCCGTGTTGAAATATGCTGGCGCAAAATGGAGGCTTGCAGACTGGATCGGCGGGCTTCTACCGCCACATGAAATATACCTTGAACCGTTCTTCGGTTCGGGCGCGGTGTTTTTCAGAAAAGCCCCCGCACGGCTTGAAACCATAAACGATATTGACGGAAACGTTGTAAATCTATTCCGTGTATTGAGGGAACAGACGGAACAGCTGGCGGCATTGGTAGAATTGACACCGTGGGCGCGTGATGAATATTACGCTTCTTATGAAAAGAGTGGGAATGACCTTGAAGACGCGCGCCGCTTCCTTGTGCGGTGTTGGCAGGCTTTCGGAACAATGACGGCGGCGCGCACGGGATGGCGGCATAGCGCAACGGGGCGTTCGCCCGTTATGCCGCAACAATGGAACGGACTTCCGGACAGGCTGGCGGCGGCGGCAATCCGATTAAAGGACGCGCAAATAGAGAACATGGACGCGGTACAGCTGATAAAGAAATACAACGATCCGCGTTGCCTTATTTACGCCGATCCACCGTACACGCCGGAAACGCGCAGAAAGAACATATACGCCGAGGAAATGACCGTCGAACAGCACGTGCAGATGTTGGAGGCGTTGAAGGCACATGGCGGTTCGGTGGTTTTGAGCGGGTACGAAAACGAGCTTTACAACGACATGTTGCAAGGGTGGCGGCGGGTTGAAAAACATGCCCTTGCAGAGCGGGGACAAACGCGAACCGAAATTGTTTGGATCAAAGACGGCAACAGCTGTTTATTTTGAAAGGAGCTATTCAAATGGAAAAGACAATGAAAACGGGCAAGGTTGGGACGCTGGGAGCGGAAAGCCGCTTTACCTACGGAGGCGTGGAGTGGGTGGCGTTGGAGAGCCGCCCGAACATGGTTCTTGCGCTGGCCGCCGACGTGCTGAAAGACGGCGAAGGCAACACGCGCTACATGCCCTTTGACGAAGACAACAAAAACGACTTTGCCGCGGCTTCCGTTCGGGCATTTCTGAACGGGGACTTTCTGGAAGAGCTGGCCGCGGCGGGAGCGGACAAAGACGCATTCGTGCCGATCGTCCTTGATCTTACTTCTGACGATGGGTTAGACGACTACGGCACGGACACCGTGAAGATCGGGCTTATTACGGATCAAATGTATCGCCGCTTTCGCGGGATCATTCCGAACGCGTCTGATTGGTGGTGGACGTGTACGCCGTTTTCTACCGCACGCAACGGCAATTCGTACTACGTGCGCTATGTCAATTCTTCGGGCGCGTTGGACTACAACAACGCGTACTACGGCAGTAGGGGCGTGCGCCCGCTTTGTTGTCTGAAATCTTCAATCTTGGCATCTTATGACGAAGACCAGATCAAAGAGCGCACGCCGTCGATCGGGGAAACGCTGGCAAATATGTTCATGGACGGGCTAAAAGAAGCCCTTTCCGGAGAAGGCGGCAACAAAGAGCCGGAGAACGCCACGAAAGAGCCGCCCGCGGAGGATCAGCGGGACGACGAAGCCCGCCGCCGCGGTGAAGCCGTGGACATGATGAAGCATATTGCCGCCGCCTTCGATATTCCGGCCACGATAGGCGAAGAGGCGCAAGAAGACGATCCGAAGGGCTGCGCCGAAGAGCTTTACGGCATTTATGCCGCCCTTCTTGCCGCGGGCTTTGAGAAGCCGCAGGCGTGGGAAATCTTCATGCAAACGATCAAGACGCAGTAACCGGAAGGGGGCGGCGGCCACGCGCCGCCGCCCCTATACATTATATATAAGAAAGGATTGGTTCAGAATGTCGGCATTTGAGTTTATGACCGCCGCGTTTTATGCGCTGGTGGGCGTTGCGTGCCTTGCGGTGGCGGTGGTGATCGTCTACGCCGTCGCGGTTGGCATTTACAGAGGATTGAAAGGTGGTGGAGGCAATGGAAGAAAATAAAACCTTCAACGAAGAAGCCCTTGTTGAAATGGCGCACACAATGGGCTTTGACCTTGCGCACGCGATCGCGGCGACGGCTGACGCATTCGCCCGCGGCGTGGCCGATGGATTAACCGCCTATGTGCAAGAGCTGGCCGCCGAAGCTGGCGGCGTGGAGCTGGTAAACGGCGGCGAAGACGAAGAACAGGAGCTTAAAACAGATATACGGGATTGCCGCGCGTGCTGGTGTGATACGTGCGCAAAGCTGGAGGATTGCGAAATGCACCGCGACGGCGAAAAAGCGGACGGCCTACGCCCGCTTCCGTGTATCGGGTGTGTGAACGGTTTGCGCTTCAAGCCGAAGGAAGAAGAGCCGTGCGAAGAATACGAAGAGGCCGCAGGCTTCAACAACGGATAAAAAGAAGAAGGCGGCTTGCGTTGCCTGCAAGCCGCCGTTCCCCCTTTTCGCGTCGCCGCAAAAAGAGCTATTCAAACTATGTATATTATAGCACCGCGGCGGCACGAAGTCAAGAAATCGCCGGAAATACGGCGGTTTGCGGGCTTGTAATAGGTATTAAGAAATGAACGATAACAGCCGGAACACTTGTGTTCAAGCTGATAGCGTTTAGATTTGTTCAATTCCCCGTCGCCTGCTTTTCATAGATCACGGAGGCGGCGCGGTGTCAAGGGTGCGAAGCACCGCCGAAGGCGGCTTGCCCTTGATGGCGCGTTGCCGGAGTGATAAAAGCAGGAAGGCGGCGGGGCTTGAACAAATCGCTATGCGGTTGCGCGTGTTAAAGATCAGCACGCCCGCCCGCAGGCGCGTTTAATTCCTTTGAGCCTGCTTCCCCCTTTAGGGGGACGGGAGGGGGTGAAAGCAACCTTACGACAAGCAGGGAGGAAACGGAAATGCCGTACAGTAGCGCAAAATATGAATTCCTCTTTGACCGTTCGGAAGAGATCACCGAAGCCGCCTTTGAACGGTTGAGGCATAGAAACGTTTTCAGATACCGCGCCCGTACAATCAAGGCGGGGGACGTTCTGGAAGTTGAGGTATTCCCGATCTGGAACACGCAAAACGAGGTTCGCAGGGCGAAGAAGGCGGCCACACGGGAAGCGCAACGCAACTTGAATGACAAAAACGCGAAGAAACGCTTGATCCGGAAGATCAATGCGAATTTCAGCGAAGAAGACCTTTGCGTAACGCTGACATACAAAAACGGCTTCGTTCCGGACGAAGAACAGGCGCGGCGGGATATACGCAACTACATTCGGCGGGTTCGGGATTGGCGCAGGAAGAACGGCCTTCCGGAATTGAAGTACGTGTATGTGATCGAGTACGGCGGCGGCGACGGCAGGCGCAAGCGTGTTCACCATCATGTCATTTTGTCGGGCATGGATCGGGACGTTGCCGAAGCTCTTTGGCAGGGGCGCGGCTGGGCGAATTCCCGCCGCCTGCAACCGGACGACTACGGGTTAGAAGCCCTTGCCCGCTACATGACGAAAGAGCCGAACGGCGGCAAACGCTGGGCGGCAAGCCGGAATTTGGTTGATCCGAAAATTACGGAGGCAGACACGAAGATCAGCCGCCGCAAGGTGGAACAGATGGCAGAAGACTTCGAGGACATGCCCGCAGAAATCTTCGGCAAGCTCTTTCCGGAATATGCCTTCAACGATTGCACCGTAAAATATTCAACGTTCGTTGCTGGCGCGTACATATACGCACGAATGCACCGCCGCCCCGATCCACCGCCGCGAGAGCGCGAAAGAGGCCGGAAAAAGGAGGCGGCGAAGAGTGATTGAACAAGCGCGGCTTTTTGCCGAAGAGGAACACAAGGGGGTTCGGCTTTACGTTGAACACGACACTTCCGTTGACGAATGGTTGAAAGAAAACCATTATTTGCACTCAACGCCCGCGGGGGCTATCCTTCGACTTTGCTTCAAGGACGAAGCCGGACGCGTGATCGGGTGCATGATGTGGGGGCGGCCTACAAGCAGAAAAATAGACCAAACCGCGATATTGGAATTAACGCGCATGTGTTTTGTTGACGATACACCGCCGTTCGTAGAAAGTAAATGCTTGGGTATGGCGCGCAAGCACATTCGGAAGCACTACGGCCAAATAAAAGGGCTTATTGCGTATTCGAGTACCGGAGCGGGACACGAAGGCACGATCTACAAGGCCGATAATTGGTATGCGCTGGGTGGATCGGCGGGCGGTAATTGGGAAAATCGCGGAAATAGGACGAACCGCGATCTTTCGCAAAAAATCAGATGGACGCGAAGCCCGTAAAACAGATTGGAGGGATTGAGTTGATAGAAAATCCGAAAGTTGGTATGCAAGGCTGGATTATTACGGACTTGTGGGAAACAATGTGCGCCGTTCCCGTGACAATCATTGCGGAGGACGCGGAACGCGGCGTTTTCGTGTGCCGCTGGCAGATTACAGAAGACTATTTCGAAGACTACGAAGAAATCTGGCCGGAATGGTTATACGCAACGGAGGAAGAGGCGTTGCAGAAAATTCAGAGGGAAAAGGAGGCTTGAAGAGTGAAAGAAACGGTTTATTTGGCGGGAAAGATCACGGGCGATCCGTTGTACCGCTCAAAATTCTACGCGGCGGCGCGGGAGTTGGAGGCGGCGGGCTTTATCGTTGTTAATCCGGCCACGCTTCCCGCGGAGGGCTTCACGTGGGAAGCCTATATGCGCATGTCGGCGGCCATGCTGGACGAATGCGCGGCGGCGTGCTTCCTTCCGGACTGGACGGAGAGCCGCGGCGCAACGTGGGAGTTCGGGCGCGCGGCGGCCACGGGAAAGCGCGTCTTCATGTTTGCCGCATGGAAAGCGGAGCGGGACACGAAAGGCGGCGGCCATGCAGAGGAATAACGCCCCTTCCCTTCCCGTTCCAACGGAGAGCGTGGAACAACAATGCCTTTTTCGCTGGGCGGCATATCAAAGCGGGCGGTTTCCAGAATTGGCCTTGCTCTACCACGTCCCGAACGGCGGTAGCAGGAAGAAGGCCGAGGCGGGACGCTTCCGCGCCGAGGGTGTGAAAGCTGGCGTTCCCGATCTGTGCTTGCCCGTTGCCCGCGGCGGGTATCATGGGCTTTACGTCGAGTTGAAGCGGCTGAAAGGAAGCAAAACAAGCGACGATCAAAAAGCGTGGTTGTCGGAGCTGGCGGCGCAGGGCTATTTTACTGCATTGTGCAAGGGCTGGGAGGCCGCGGCAAAGGTGATTACGGAGTATTTGGAGTTGGGCGCGGCGCAAGCCGCAGGAAGGAGCGATTGAACATGGCGAAAATGTCTATGCGGGTAATTTTGAAGAGCGGCGCAGAATTTACGATCAAGTGCGATAAATTCACGCTGAAAGAAAATGGGCTTCATGCGGTGACGGGGTACGACATAAAGGGGATCACCGAGAACAAGCCCGTGTATCTGGATTTTGAACAGGTGGCGGCGATCGTCCGGAAGTATTCAGACGAAACGGCAGAAGAGGCCGCAGACACCGAATAAACGGAAAGAGGGTGCAGAACATGGCGAAGAAAAAAACGGGCATGATTACCGACGAAGTGCGGGAGCTAATAAACGAGGTTGCGCGGGCAACGGCTTCTATGGCTTACATAGACGGCATGAGCGGCGAAGTCAACTACTTCCGCGCAATGGAAAGCCTTTTGTATAATTACAAAAAGCTGGCCGCGCTGGTGGCTGATTATGAAGCCTATACGCATGTTGAGCTTCAAGGGAAAAGCGCAAGCATTAAGAGCTTTTCCCCTTCGAGCGGGAACGCGTACAGGACACAAGACGATATTCTTGAAGAGATGGAGCGGGACAAGGTGAAAGCCTACCACCGCACGCGGGCGCGGTTTGAAGAGATTGACCGCGTGGTAAAGCTGTTTGCGGAACGGAAGGAATTTCACGTTGTCCGCATGTACTACTTCGGGGAAGACGGCGCGGGCAATCCACGTCCAGCGGGCGCGCCTTCCTACACATGGGAGGAAATAGCGGAAGAGCTGGGCGAAATGGGAATGATCCGCGACGCAAAGAGCGCGCGGCGGTGGCGAAACAAGATCGTGAATGATATGGCCGTGTGCATGTTTGGCAAGCCCGCGGCGGTGTCGGCTGGTACGTTCCGGAAGGAGCGGGAAAAGACAAAGGATTAAAACAGGCCGAAAAATGCCCGTTTCGCGCCCGTTTCGCGCCCTTGCATGTCCCGTTCGCAAATGGTATAATAATTACGCTGAATTACTGCAAAACAGAACAGCGCATTTTACAAGCCTTCACGGGTTCGCCCGTGGGGGCTTTTTCTTTTGTGCGGAAGGAGGCGAAGGCGTGAAGCCGTGGGCAGAACGGTTCTACAATTCGGACGCATGGCGGGCGTGCCGCGAAGGGTTCTTGCAATCGAAGGGCTATCTTTGTGAACGGTGTTCCACGCCGGACAATCCGATCGTTGCGAAGATCGCACATCACAAGATTTACTTGACGAAGCGGAATATAAACGATCCGTACATATCGCTTTCGTGGGATAACTTGGAGGCATTATGTCAAGAGTGCCACAACAAAGAACACCACCGCGGGGAGCGGGGAAAAAGATATGCCTTCGACGCAAACGGCAATCTTGTATATCCCCCCCATTCGCCGCCGAAGTAGGGAGGGAAGAACACAGATCGGAAGAGCGTCGTGTAGGGAAAGAGTGTAGATCTCGGTG